GCTTTTTTTTATTATCTTTGTAAAAAGTTTTTAATATGATAAACTCAGTTAGAAATACAGTTCTATCTGTTATAAATAAGAATAACTACGGCTATATTACACCTGCTGATTTCAACTTATATGCCAAGCAGGCACAGATGGAGTTATACGAGGAGTACTACTCTTCATATAACAAGACAATCAATATGGAGAATGCTCGTATGTCAGGTACTGACTACGCTGATATTGAGCAGCCGTTAGCTGAAACTCTTGAATCTTTTTTAGTTACGTCAACATTAAACTCAGTTCAGAATAATGTTTGGTATGCGCCTTCAGTTAATACAACTGGCAGTGATTCATATATGATACTAAGGATTGATTGTTTAGATCCGCTTAACAAAAGAATCGCTACAGCTGAGAAGGTTTCTAACGCAAAAATAATGATGCTTTCAGACTCTAACTTGACTGGACCATCGATGATGTATCCGTCATATACTTATGAGCAGGATGCAAATGGGGATTCTACTATTTCAGTATATCCTGACACTATAGATGATAGCCAAGGATATTCATTAAAATGTTCTTACTTTACATATCCTAAAGATCCTAAGTGGACTTATTTTACACTTATGAACGGTGAGCCTATGTTTGATCAGTCTCAACCAGATTATCAAGACTTTCAACTTCCTAATGAGGACGAGTATAAACTATGTATGAAGATACTTCAATACGCTGGAATATCAATAAGAGAACAAGAGGTTGCTGCTTACGCATTAGGTCAAGAACAACACGAACAACCAACATTTAGTCAACAACAATAATTATGGCATACTTAACTGGCTATCAATACTATGAGAACGCTGGAAATTCTCCAGAGAATGAAAACTGGGGTACGTACCAGTATGTATCACTAAAGGATATAGTTAACAACTTTATGTTGATGTATGTAGGTAATCATAAGCTTGTTAATAATGTTGACAAGTACGAGATCCTATTTCACGCAAAGAGAGGAATTCAGGAGTTGAACTACGACGCATTAAAGGAGATTAAGATTGTAGAACTTAGTATATGTGATGACCTTAAGTTGGTCCTACCACCAGACTACGTTAACTACGTTAGAATATCGTTGTATAAGGATGGTGTATTAAGACCACTTACCGAGAATATTCAAACAAACTACAGTAACTCATACCTACAGGATAATAGCTGCAGGGTATTATTTGATCAGGATGGTAACGTATTAGAGGGTACATCTATATTAGACTACGATAGAATACACAATTTAAACAAGAGCATCTACCTAGGTGACGGTAAGTTTAACGGACTAGAGGGGTACAACCTTGATGGTAAGTGGTACTTTAACCACACTATCGGGGCTAGATTTGGTCTTAATACAGAGACTGCAAACGTAAACCCTACGTATAGAATAGACAAGAAGTCAGGTGTTATAAACTTTGGATCAGGAATGGCTGGTCAGCTTTGCATACTTGAGTATGTTACTGACGGTATGGAGGGAGGAGACGACTCTGAGGTTACGGTAAATAAGATGGCTGAGGAGTTCTTGTACGCATACATTAAGTATAACGTGCTTACAAATAAGTACGGAGTTCAGGAGTATGTTGTAAACAGAGCTAAGAAAGAGAAAACAGCCCTTCTAAGAAACGCAAAAATAAGATTGAGTAACATACACCCTGGAAGATTATTGATGAATATGAGGGGCAAAGATAAGTGGATTAAATAAGTATGGATTTAAATACTACATTCCTTAAAGGAAGAATGAATAAGTCGTTTGACGAGAGAGTTCTTCCAGATGGAGAATATATTGACGCGTTAAATATAAGGATAGGATCTACTGAAAACAATAGCGTTGGTGCTATTGAGAACTCATTAGGTAACACTAAGATCACGTCTATTCTTTACGAAGGAAATCCTTTATCTACTAATGCTAGATGTATTGGTGTTTATGAGGATAGCCAGCACGAGACAATATACTGGTTTGTAACAGATCCAGAAAATGTAGATATGGTCCTATCTTATAATGATAGAACTAATACACTTCTATATCACGTTATATCGACGACCGTACTAAACTTTGATACTCAGTACTTAGTAAATGGAATAGATTTAATTGATGGTTTATTATTCTGGACGGATAACTATAACCCTCCAAGACGAATAAATGTAAATAGTTCATACGCATACCCAACTATGGGTGTTGATAACATTTCCGAGGACGATATCTCTGTGATTGTTGCACCACCATTAGAATCTCCTACTATAGTTCCGTTGACAGCTTCAACAGAAAAGAACTATATAAACGATAAGTTTGTATCGTTTTCTTATAGATACAAGTATAAGGATGGTGAATACAGCGCATTGTCTCAATTTAGTGATATAGCGTTTACACCTAATAACTTCTTTATTGACTTTACCAGTTATACGAACGGAGCTATGGAGAATATATTTAACTCGTATAACGTACTATTTAATACAGGTAATGAAAATGTAGTACAGCTCGACTTATGCTTTAAGTTATCAGATTCAAGCATTGTAAATATTATTGAAAGATATAACAAGTATGAGCAGGGATGGGGAGATAATCAAATAAAGTCTATTATATTTGATAACAAAAAAATATATACTGCGCTACCAAGCTCAGAGCTAACAAGATTGTTTGATAACGTACCTCGTATAGCCAAGTCTCAGACCACTATGGGTAATAGACTTATGTACGGTAACTATGTTGATGGTTATGATATTGATACCAATATTAATTATGTGGTTTCTGGTGTTAGTGAGAACATAGGAGGTAAACTTTTAGATGTTTTTACAGACGATGGATCATATACTATAGACGCGTCAAATCCTAAAACTATTCCAAGCGGAATTATAAAGATAGACTTTACAGGTACAAATATTAAAACTGGATCGTTATTATCAATAAATTTTAGACTATTTCATTATTCATTTTCTGGAGATCCTTCATATCCTTTGGAAGGAGTTTTAAATGAGTTTAACTTTTTTTTTAATTTTAATATAACAAACGATTTTTCAAATGCGTATCAATTAGCTCAGAATCAAGCTTTTATAAACGCAATATATACGCACAATCCTATAGCTGAATGTGGTACTGGATTCTCATTAACAGATAAATTCAACTGCAGTATAACAACTGTAATAACGTCCCCTCCAGATTGGGATATTGAAGGAACAGGTATAAGCGCAGTTGATCAAGGGTTTACAATAATAGCATCTCCAACAGAACCAAATATTATAAAGTTACAGATACCTGCTATAAAGTTTGTTGGAAAAAATCCACCTAGTCCTGATTTAATAGCGTATGAGTACCTAACAGATGTAGGTACTATTGCCTCATTATCAACGTTAGAAAATAAAAGAAGTCTACACAGTAATAGAGACTATGAGGTTGCTATTGTTTATCAGGATAAATATTTAAGAAGCTCTACCGCATTAGTTTGTGACAGAAACACGGTATTTTTTCCAGCGTCTTCATCTGATCTTAAGAACTACATAGTTGCTAAGATACAGAATCTTGCTCCTACTTGGGCTAAGAGATACAAGTTCGTTGTTAAACCTTCTAAGGCCAAGTACGAAACTATATATACAAACATATTCTTTCAAGATAACGATGGGTTTGTGTGGTTTAAATTAGACGGAGAGAATATAAGTAAGGCAAAAATTGGTGAAAAATTAACCGTTAAAAGAGATTCTAACGGAGCTATGAATAACCTTGTTACTGTTACTGTTCTTGACGTTAAGTCTCAGTCTGATAATTTTATTTCTGGTTCTGGATCTGTAGTTTACGAGCCTGCTGGGGTTTATATGAAGATGAGAGTTTCAAATTTTGAGGTTATTTATGAAAAAAATTCTTTTATACAAATAGGACCTCAAGGAAACAATGGAGGGAGTTATACTAATTTATACTGGGATCTTTCGTATGCGAATACAAGTTATAATCCAGCAATACCAATAGATGCAGAAAATCAACCTAGAATACCTTATAATATACCTGCTGGTAGTATTGTAACATTTAATATAACAATGAAGAGAGATGGCGACTCTCTAGATTCTAACTGCGGATATAGGACTTATGATTATGTAAGAACTGTTATAGCTAATCAAGATTACGATAACTTATATTTATTAGCTCAGGGAGAGGGGATAAACTTTGAGGATGGTACAATAGGTGGTGATGATGATACTATGAACACCAATAATTATAATCAGACGTTAGGAGTTTTTGCACCGTGTTTTAGACCTAATCGTTTTAGCCCTTGTACAGTTAATTCTAGTTTAACAGGAGCATATTTTATCCCACCTTTTTGGCCATCTTTTCAACAACCAGGAGAAAATAGGTTTATGTTTCAGAGGATTGATCCTGAAAATCCATATTTACCACAGCTAACAGGAGGGTATTATTTTGTTGCACAGACAGGTACTCCTGAATGCTTTTCATATGTTAGTTCAGGAAAGGGTTCTTATGTATCAGGGTATATTGCAATACAGATGGCAACATCTCTTTTTGTTTTTGAGACAGAGCCTCTTGATGCTGACGGAGAGATTTTCTACGAGGGTAGCGATAGCTTTCCTATAGTAGATAGATTCCATATGAGTGGAGATGCTCCTGGAGATGAAGATCAAACATCCGATACTGATCCTAATGGATTTGGTGTTGTGACTATAAACTCATTTGACTGCTTTTCGTTTGGTAATGGTGTTG